CCATGCAACTCTCTGGCATGGCTACTGCGGTCGTGGAACACAGGCAGGGGGCGAGTATCGACGATGCCGCCAAGATGATCGCAGAGGCTAAATCTCGCATTGCCAGCAAGGTGAAGGCGCAGGCAGTCGAGGCTGAAATAATCCAATAAAACAATGAATACAAAAACGATAGATGAAAGAATTGATAGCCTTCTCGCTTCAATAGATGGAGACAAAGAATCAATGCTTTATAGGCATGATAGTGACCACATTGAATATAAATGGGCGTTCCATGTTGGGAATCCATCTAATTGTGTTTGCTTGGGCGAGGTGGATGGTATTTTGGTGTTTAAGGGTAACTCGATTGAGAGTGTTCTTGATCAAGCTGAAGCACATTTCTTGAACGAGCATGCCAATGATTAAAGAACCAGAATCCAGATACGCAGACTGCTTCAAGGATGGTGGTAGCCTAGTTCACTACTACATGGTAGAGCATGACGGGGCACAATATAAGTGCCACACGCTAACCTACGCCTCATACTTGGCCGAGAAGTTCAACGCGAAGATTTGGCATGTGGTGCTGGAGATGCGAATGAAACCATTTATCGGAGTCTGCCAGCACTGCCAGAACAACAAGAAATATAGTGAGCTTCACTTTGTTGACGGGAATCGCGGTTCGTTACCCCCAAAGGACGATACTTTTGGGTGTGATTATTGTGATAGTGTCTACCACATCAAAGACATTCTCATGGAGACTGGAGCATATAAGACGACATGAAGTGGCGCACCCACCAGATTCTTTCCCCGCCGACCGATGAGGAAATAGCCCTCATGGAGCCTGCTGACCTTGTGGAGCTTCACAGGGTCTACCATGAGGCAATAGACAACGCAGAACGAGACCCGTACCGCTTTGGCTTCCGACTTCCACATTGGGCAAAGGCCGAGGATCAGTTGCAGGAGGTCAACGAGATTGTAGCACTTGGAGGCAACCGCAGCGGTAAGACGCAGTGGGGTGCATTTTCTGTGGTGCGTGCGGCTATAGAGAACCCTAACTCCGAGATCATGTGCTTCGCACAGACTTCAGAGGTTAGCATCCGACAGCAGCAGAGTGCCGTGTGGGACTGGCTTCCAGCAGAACTGCGCACGAAGCAGACTTCATCTGGTACATACATCAGCTATACTAAGAAGAACGGATTCACAGACTCGTCGTTAATTCTCCCAAATGGCTCCCAGATTATCTTCAAAACATATAGCCAGTACCAGAACAACCCGACCATCTTGGAGGGAGCGGAGTTGGGTTCTCGCTCTCCTAATTGGCATAATGTGGGCGTTTGGTTGGATGAGTATTTGCTTGGCCCTGAGTTAATCAACACCCTGCGATTCCGACTGGCAACCCGCAACGCAAAGCTACTACTGACCTTCACCCCGATTGACGGGTATACGGAGGTGATCAAGGAATACCTAGACGGAGCCACCAGCATAGAAAGCCGCGAGGCTGAACTTCTAAATGGTGAGCTTGTCCCCTATGTCCAGCGGAGTAAGAAGCGAAATGCATCCGTGCATTACTTCCACTCCCAAGATAACCCTTTCGGTGGCTACGAGCGAATTAAGGAGACACTGGTTGGGAGGCCAAGGGAGGAGATCCTAATTCGTGCGTACGGGGTTCCAGTCAAGTCCCACGCCACCAAATTTCCCAAGTTTAACAAGGAGGTCAATGTGGTTGAACCTCACGCTATTCCAACGAAAAATGTGACGCGATACCATATTATCGACCCTGCTGGAGCCAAGAACTGGTTCATGTGCTGGATTGCCGTGGATTCCTCTGGAACCTTCTGGGTGTACAGGGAATGGCCGGGCGTTGATGTAGGCGATTGGGCTGAATGGAAGGGTGGCAAGTGGATGCCGGGGCCGGGAGCTAAAGGACAAGGATTTGGTATCCGTGACTATGTAGATTTGATTTCCGAAATGGAAGGCGACGAGGAGATATTTGAGAGGCTTATTGACCCTCGCCTTGGGGCGGCCAAGTACCAGTCATCTGATGGTGCATCTAGCATTATTGAGGATTTGAACGAGGAAGGCATTATTTGCGTTCCAGCTCCGGGGCTAGAAATCGACGATGGCCTGCAAGCTTTGATCGGGAAGATGTCGTGGGACACCACTAGACCCGCAGATTCGGTCAACCGACCGCACTTTTATGTCTCGTCCGAGTGTGAGAACATTATACAAGCCCTGAGTGAATACACAGGCGATGGTGGTCTGAAGGAAGCATGGAAAGACCCCATAGATGTCCTGCGTTATGCAGCGGTCTCTGGTATTGACCATGTGGATGGGTCAAATATAGCTGTAACCAGACAAGGATCAGGAGGATACTAATTATGAAGAAAACGACCAAGAAAACGACCAAGAAAGCGACTAAGTCAGTAAAACCCAAGGCAGAACCTGTGGTTGCCACCGAAAAACCAGCGGTTGATGCTCCAGAAGTGCTTGAGGTAGCGGTGATTGGACTCGCAATTAACCCAAGATTTGTATATGCAGGGTTGGATGGAAACCGCATTGCGGTGGAAGTTCCCGCAAGAATGTCCCAGCGACTGCTCAACAAGACTATTAAAGTCACAAAGAAAATAGACTCCGACACCTACGAATTATATCATGGAAACTGAATCAGAAGCCTTGGAAGGCGAAGCGTTGATCTACCTCGAAAGCGAGCCAGATGTTCGCTCGCTTGCGTATGCCTACGAGTCTGCACTCATCGACCTAGACGAGTACTTCCAGACCTGCCTGCGTAGCTATGACGAGCGGCGCAATATTTGGGAGGGAAAGTCTGACGATCTCCGTAAGCACGGTGCTAACGCATTCCCGTGGGAGGGAGCTTCCGACCAAGAGGTAAATGTCATTGGTGAGCGGATTGACACCTATGTGGCACTTTTTGATCAAGCCCTTCAGCGGTCGCACATCAAGGCATTCCCAACCAGCATGGCATCCATGCCACGGGCGGCAATGGTTTCAGGCTTTTTAAAGTGGATGCGGTCTAGCTATATCCCAAATTTCCGAGACCACATGGAGCTAGGGGCTAATTACCTACTTGAAAAGGGTCTGATGATCTCCTATGTGGGATGGCAGCGGGAGTCACGCACCTACCTCCAGACTATGACTCTGGACGAGGTGGCGCAGGCTGCACCAGAGATGGTTGACCTGCTCATGGACGAGAATGCCACAGAAATGGCCCTAGGATTGATTCTGACGGCCTTCCCTGCTCTTTCTGAGAAGAGAGCCAAAAAGGCACTCAAAGACCTCAGAAGCAAAGGTGAGGCCCAAATAGCGGTTCCTAGGGTTACTGTGGATCGCCCGGTGGTGCATTCCTGCGCCCCAGACGGGGAAGTCATCTTCCCTCCCTATGTTTCCGACCCGCAACGGTCACCCTACATTTTTTGGAGAACCTTCCTGACTGCCCAAGAACTGGAGAAAAAGGTCACCAACGAGGGTTGGGACGAGGATTGGGTGGACTATGCTATTGAAAACCTTCGTGGCAAGGACAGCATGTACTTGGACGGGGAAAAACAGAAGAATGTTACCCGCCTACCACTCACCGACGACAACGACCTCGTCATGGTGGTCTATGGCTACCAACGCCTGATCGACGAAGAGGATGGTAGCGAGGGCATCTATTGCACCGTTTTCCACCCGCAGGCCGAGGGGTACGCCAAACACGAATTGCTTAATGGCTATGACGACTATCCATTTGTGGTAACTCGTTTGTCTAATAACCAGAAGCGAATGTACGAGGTGCAGACCTTTGGTGACATCCTCCGTGGCGCACAACTCCAGATCAAAACCGAGCGTGACTCGCGTGTTGATCGTGCGTCTCTGGCAACCCTACCTCCACTAATGCACCCTGCTGGTCGTCCTCCATCCGATTGGGGGCCGGGAAGGCGAGTTCCATATCGTCGCTTGGGTGAGATTGCGTGGGGGCCGACACCACCTATGGACTCTGGTTCTGTGGAGGTTGAGGTTTCGATGATCGGCCAAGCCGACCGCAGCGTTGGTCTCGACCTTAATAACCCAC